ATGGCGTCTATCAAGAAGCGCTTGAACAAGGCGGGGAGGACTCGCTTCTGCGTCGAGGTACGGATCCGCGGCCGCTATCGGTCAAAAACCTTCAAGACGCGATTGGAGGCGACGACATGGGCCGCCGACGTTGAACGGGAGTTTGCCGGAGGTGGCGCCGACATCCCGAAGGATAAGTCTGTCGCTGACGCGTTCGATCGCTACGCCCGCGAAGTCAGTCCGGGGAAAAAGGGTGCCAGGTGGGAGACGATCCGCCTGAAGAAGATCGGGCGTGCCGACTTGGCATCGATAATGTTGTGCAACGTTGCACCCGACGATATTTCCGACTGGATGGAATCCGCGCTGAAGACGCTGAACCCTTCGACGGTCCGCCGCGAAATCGGACTGATCAGCGCGGTCTTCGAAACCGCGCGCAAGAAATGGAAGTGGATCGCGGTCAATCCGTGCCAGGATATCGACTGGCCATCACCGTCTGATCCTCGGGACCGTCGTATAAGCGCCGACGAAGAAGCGAAAATTCTTGCAGCTCTGAAGCACCGGGAAGCCGCACCGACTAGCACAACGCATCAGGTCGCGATCGCCTTCCTGGTAGCTTTAGAAACGGCCATGCGGCAAGGCGAGATATTCGGCCTAAGTTGGGAACATACTTTTCTGGATGAACGGTACGTGCATCTGCCTGACACGAAGAACGGTAAAGCTCGGAACGTCCCCCTGTCTAAGCGCGCGGTGGAGCTTCTAAAGCTGATCGGTCAGAAGGAGTCAGGGAAAGTCTTCACCGCCAACCAGGCGAGCGCCGCGACGCTGTTCCGCCGGGCCGTCGCGCGTGCCAAGATCGAAGATCTAACCTTCCACGACACACGTCACGAGGCGCTTACTCGCCTTGCCAGAAAAATTGACGTGCTCGATCTCGCCCGGATGGTCGGACACAAGGATCCGCGAATGCTGATGATCTACTATAATGCTACGGCGGCGGAGATTGCTGTCCGGCTAGGGTAGAGACCAACAAACGCTTTGCTAGGTGCGAAAGGATTGCTTTCACAATAATCTTGCATAAATTTTAGACTCTGTAAGTATTCTCGTAAACGTAACTTAAATCTCCGCCTAGATTCATGCGAAAACCACCCAATAAGTGGCCAAGAACCGATACCGCTGAACAGGTACTGTTTTTTGCGCAGTTGCTTCGCGAAATGATATCTGATGACACCTACGAGAGCTTCAGGGTTCCGTCGCTCGGAACAATCGCAAAGATTCGAGAGACGAAATCGGTCGCATTGGACGTTTCAGAGGGTAGGGTGAAGGCAACTGTTCTCGAACCATTTCGAAAAGAACTAATAAAAACGCTGGAGATTGATCCAGTTGTAAACATCCTGCTAGGAGAAAAATCTCTTTCAAGTATAAAAAGAATGGCTTCTTCGGGAGATTCTGTGGGAATATATGAATATTTGGATTACTATGACAGAAAGAAAATCGATGGTTATTATGAAGAGCTGTCTTACCTGATATTAGAAAATATAGAACTATGTGGATGCAAATCAAAATTAAGACTTCTTTGCAGGCTTATTCTTTCCCATATATTGAATTGTGGGTACTCTAGAAAAAAAATAAGAGACGATATTTATGATATATTCTTTTCTTTAGACGTTTATCGTATTGACCTTAGAAAGATTAGAAAATTTCTTAATATATACACATTCACCCCAATAAAATACAAGGTTTATTGTATTATAGGAACGGACTATGTCAGATTTCTAAAAGAAAGTGGATTTAAGGTACTTTCCGATATAAATGAACTGCCGAAGTATGTATTGATCGATACGAAGAAAGTATCGTCTGGGAATAAGTCTCCTAAAATTCTTGAGATCGATATCTTGGCTTACGATAGTTTTGATGCTGCGTATCGAGCTTTTTATATATTAGATTCAACCCAAGCACTTGGAGCACTTGTGCCGCATAAGTTTGATTTCCGATGGGAAGACCGCTGTGTGGTGGTACCGTTTGGCTCTAATAAAGCTGTGATCAGAGAGCAAGATACGCTCCCTCTTCATAGAAAGACGGTAGCGAACAATACAAAGAGAAGGGCCGAGTCATCCATTCGATCCTATACGAAAAAAATATTTAGCAACTTTGATGATGGATCGTCTGAGAAGATACTTCAGTCTTTGAGGGTAAGTAATTTAGCGCACAAATCGTTTAGTATAGAAAGTCAATTGGTGGATTTGTGGTCTGCGGTGGAAGTATTGTATGGAGACCCTAAAAGTAGTGAATCCAGAATAAAACATTACACAAGCATGATGTTGCCAGCAATTTGTTTGAGGTATGCTCGGCGACAGGCCGTGGCATTGCATAGTGCACTCGTAATAAATTACAGAACAAAATTGAATAAAATAATTATTAGAGAAACTGTTTTTAATAATAAAATGGATCACCACACTAGGTTCGCTGCCATACTTCTTATGGATGAGAATAATTTTCTGCAGAAAGAGCTATTGGATATGTGTGAGGATAACCCTCTAGCCCGGCATCGCCTTGCCAAGTTCCAAAAAGACTTTAGAACGCCGAAATCTGCACTAAAAACAATATGCGCTCATATGGAGCGAGTAGAATGGCAGATAAATAGAATATACCGAGAGAGAAACTTATTGGTTCATAAAGGTATTAGGTCTCCAAATGCAGAGTCACTGGTTATAAATTTAAACGAATATTATATGTCTTGCATTGGTTCCATGGTAAGCCAGGCTAACAAGGAGCAGATGGCCACCAGAATAGATAGAATTTCAAAAGACATACGAGTTGAGTTCGATGAATATTTAATGGGTTTGGAAAAGAGCAAACATCAGGATAGATTAGAAAAAGAGGATGTTATGTCTTTGTTGTCTAGATAGTATTTGCCGGAAAAATTTTCTGAAAATAATTTTCCCTGAATCACGTTTCTAAGATTAGAAAATTTTGCAATCTCGCGCCTTTTTCCAGCGACGAACCCATATCTTTACCTCTTTCTGATACCAAAGTGGTCGGGATCCCTTCGTCTCCGTTGTTGGGAGACGAATGGGCGTTGGGAATCCATCGATTGTAACTAGCCGACGGCGAGCGGACTCCTTCGACATCTGACAGTATGCGGCAACCTGGTCGATTGTCCAAAGGTCACCATCATTGGAGCGGGACCCCTTTAGTTCGGTCAGAATCTCAGAAAGCAACGCTTCGACCTGTTCAGTTTTTTTTATGTTGCTCATAGAAGCGCCTCCTGTTGTTCGCCTGCACCCGCTTCTCGCGGTTGCAAATAGGCATCCGCGATACGCCGGCAGGCGGTTTCGAAGTGGACTTCGTTGATTTCTATCCCGACGAACTTCAGGCGCCGGCGAGCGCAAGCCACGCCAGTCGAGCCTGAACCCATGAATGGATCGAGGATTGTCTCGCCCGGTCGCACGAGTTGAAGCATGTCGGTTAGAAGATGGATCGGCTTTCCGGCCTGATGGCTTTTCCTCTCAGCCGAGACAGGGCGGGTGAACACGCCAGGCGCGCAGGGACCGTCATCGGCCATCGGACCGTTGGAACCCCACGCGACATATTCACTTTGGTTCCGGAAACGGCCCTTCTGCGGTCGTGCGCTCAGTGTCTTGTCCCAGACCACAATTCCGCGCCAAACCCATCCGCCGGCCTGTAGCGCGTCCGTCGTCGTCGGCAGTTGCCGCCAGTCGGTGAAGACGCATCCGAGACCGCCGGGGCGGGTCACTCGCAACGCTTCGGACATCCAAAGCGCGGACCAGTATCCGAAGGACCTTTGATCCTTATTATCGCCGCTGAAATCGGCGTGCAGGTGTCTACTCTCGGAACTGGCATATTTGTTGCCGGTCTTGCTTGTTCGATCACCGCGGGTCATACCGCCGCTCGAGTATGGCGGGTCGGTGAACGTGTGGTCTACCGACCCGCCATTAAGCGTCGCCAAGATCGCCAGAGCGTCCGCCAGGTATAGGGTGCAGCCCCCAATCTGTTCGACGCGGAACACCATTAGTTAACCTCGCGCCGTCAGTTCTTCCGGACCATCATCTTCGTCATCGCCGTATTCGATCAACGCCACGTCCGGCGTTTCCGGCAGGCGGGCCCGAACGGCGAGCGGGATATCGAAGGGCGATTTCGGCGAGTTCGCGAAGGCAACCTCACGGGTGCATGGCGTGTATCGATAGATCGACCCGCCGCCCTGATAGATCGGCGGCAGAAGCTCGCCCCGGAAGATCGGCTCGATCTTCAAAAGGCGGGTGCCGAACCGCTCCACTTCCTCCACCCGCCCAACCAGACGGCTATGGCCCATGATCTCGACCAATGCGAATTCCTCGGTTTCCTGAGATTCAACCATTGGCGCGTTCCCCCACGCTCGGCGTGTCCACGCCATGAGCCATTGCGAGGGTTTCAGTGATCAGACGGATCGCGTTCCGATCGGAATCGGGAAGCCGGTCGATCAGATTGGCGATCTTGGTCGACCGCGGGCGGACGTAGACCGGCGGCTCGATATCGGCTTTCTCGATACCTTCGAAGAACGACGACGGCGCGACCTTCAGCACTTCCGAAATCTCGAAAAGGCGGGAGACCGAAATGCGGTTTGCGCCCTTCTCGTACTTCTGAATCTGCTGAAACGAGATATTGAGCCGGTTCGCCAGATCGCTCTGGCTGAGGTTTGCCGCCTGGCGGATCCGGCGCAGCCGGTCCCCTACGGCGACATCAATCGGGTGATGCGGCATTCTTCACTTCCTTTCCAGGTTTGACCGCCGGATCCCATTCGATCAGGTAGCCGGCGAAGGGGAGCCCGTGGGCTTCGTCGAACCATTCGATGAAGTCGGTCACGGACTCGAATCCGTCGCGTCGTGCCAGGGCCTCCAAATCGGCCCCCTGGACGCGCTCATAGGCGATGTAGACGGCGGGGCTTCCCCCCTGCCGTGGGATGATCAGTACGCGCCTGACGGCCGTCACAGTGCTGTTCCCGAGGCAACGACAGAACTTCGTGCGCATGCCTGTATAGAGAATGGCCCTGTCACCGACCTGGGCCGGCACCCGGCCGTCCTTTCGATCGGCGCGGATCGTGCAAGGCTTGCGCCCCGCCACGACGTCGTCGGCGAATCTCGCATGGAAATTAAATGCGGGCATCGGCACCGCCTCTCTGTCTGGATTTCCGCCGGCGCTTCTTCTCCTTGCGTCGCGGCTTGGGGATCAGGCGTTCACCGATCGCGGCATCGCTGAGGCGCAGGCTTTCCCGCTGACCAGGCGGAAGCCAGATATCCGGAACCGGCGGCATCAGCTCCCGCGTTCCCGGCCGGTAACGCCAGACCATCCACGCGTATTGGATGGGCTTCGGTGTGTCATCGGGGGAATAGGCGCCCTTAAAGATCGGCACGCGTTCGGGGATGAACGCCATCAGAGTCGGTCGCAGACCGGCCGGGCCGAAGAAAGCGTCGTAGCGTTCCAGCGATTCCGTGAACCCGACGCGGACGAATGCGGCGACGCCTTCCGACGCGATTTCCAAGGCGCGCAGAATGAACGGCGTCACGCGGGCGGCGAAGGGCGGATTCATGACGATCCAGTCCGGCCGGAATATCACGTGCTGATCGCTGAGAAAATCATGGACGGCGAAGCCCTTGCCGTAATCCATGATGTCGGACGCATAGACCTTGCGGAACACGTCGCGCAGCGCCGCCACCATATGGCCTTGCCCGGCGGCGGGGTCCCAAGCGGTCAGGGGGTCGGTTGCGTCGCCGCCTAGGGCGTCGGCGTAGCGTAGGGGCTCGCCGTCAACGATCCGGAATAGACCGTGCTTCAGGAAGTGACGAACGGTCATCGGCGGCGTCGGATGGAAGTCCAGGTCTTCCCAATCGTCGCTGCGGCTGGAATAGATCGCGGATCGGCTCATTTCTTGCCCCCGTCGCGGCTGAAAACCCAGCACTTCACGGTCCGGGCATAGTTCTGATCGTTGGTCCAAATGCGGGATTTGACGGTCTTGATATCGACGAACTTTCGGGACCGGCTGTCGCGCAGATGCCGTTTCAGGTCGGTAAGCGCCGGCAGTTCCTGACGCCGCTCGGATGCGGCCTGCTGAACGTGATTCAGGTTCACGGCGATCAGCTTGTCCGGTTCGTTCGAATGGTTGATGCCGTCACCGAAGTCGTCGAGATAGTCGAAGACTTCCCAGAACTGCGCGACGATGGAATGGTCGGATGCGATCGCCTCCTGACGTTCGAAGGCCGCGTCCATGATCGCCAGTTTCGTCGCCTTGACGCGCTCGACAGGCAGGCGGAGCTGATCGGCCAACACGTCGACCAGGGCCATCATCTGCGCGTGGTTCTTCATGATCCGGAAGGACCGGACCTTCCCGGTGGCGGCAATCTCCGATTCGTACTGCTTTACCTGCCGGCGCATCAAGTCGAGGGCCTGGCTTTCCCGGACACAGGCGTTCAATAGGAACCAGGAGACGGTTTCGACCGGCATCGTGGCGAGGGCGTCGGCGGCTTCCTTGCCTTCGGGCCGGTGACCATCCGTGTCGAAGTGCAGGTGAACGATTCGGGACAGGATCGCCTCAGACGCGTTCACTTCGGCGTTCTGACTGATCAGGATCGACCCTCGGAACGGTGCTTCGTCGGTATCGTTGCCCCCGTTCTTCAGCCCGCGTGCCCGGCTCGCCCGGCCGTTGAAAGCCGTCTTCAGCTCGTCCCAATCGAACTGCTTTTGCTTGGCCGTGTCGTCGCGGTCCGATTCGATCAAGGCGACCGGCAAGTTCGCTGTCTGCGTCATGATCCTGGACCGCGCCGCCAGGGTCGACTTGTTCGGGTCGATCCCTTCGTAGTCGTCGCGGCCGACCAACTTCCAAAGGAACTCGATCAGAGTCGATTTCCCGGCCCCGGCCTGACCGACGATTTCCAGGAATGGGAAGGATTTCCAGATCGTCCGTATCTGTTCGGCGTAGAGGGACCCCAGGAAGAAGGCGACGGCCACAAGGCCCTTCGCGCCGTAGGATGTCCAAAGATGGTCGATCCAGGTCGGATCGTATTCCTGCCGTTCGCCCAGGCGGAGCGCTAGGGATTGGTTAAGCGTCTTGATGGACAGATCGCCGACTTCAAAAAAGTCTTCGTCGTTTAGCTCGTAGACCCGACCATTGGAGACCGCGATCTTCGGGAAGATGTAGGTCTTGTGTTCCTTCGAATATCCGATGAAATCGACGGTATCGACGACTTTGATGTTGGTCAGATAGTTCTGGATGATCCAGTCCAGTTGCTTCCCGTTGCCGGTGAACAGAGCGCCCGGCGCGAAGGACAGGAGGCGTTTCTTAAACTCGGTCGCCGCCGCGACTTGGGCGCCGGTGAATGTGTTCTTCTGGGACTTCTGCGATGTCGGGAAATCGACCCTTGCATAGTACCAGCTTTCATCGGTCAGGCGGTTGGCCTGGAAATACAGAAACCGGAAGGTGCAGTTCGCGATGCGCGTGATGGCGCCGGCGGTCCTGGCGGCGCGGTCGCGGGCCTCGGCCTCGCCTTCGCCCGCTTCCTTCAGGCTCGCCAGTTCCTTATGGAACTTGTCCAGGTCCAGAGAGAACCAATAAAGCCTGTTGTCGAATTCGACGGCGAAGCCATTGCGCGCCTCGCGACGCCACGTCAGGAAGGCCTTTTCGAACGGGTTCTCCGCCAGCAGCAGGTCGCCGCGGTAGAGATAGCCGTCCATGTCGTCGGCTTTCAGGCGGTTCGCCCGATAGACATCGTTCCAGTCGTCGCGCTTCCGGCGATCCCGAACGGGGATCAGTGCGGCGCCGCATGAGAAACCTGCGGCCTTGGCCTTTTCCGCGTGCTGCTGGATCTTCAACCGGCCGGCAGGGTCGTTGTCGAGCGCCCATATCAATCGGACGGACTTCGGCACCGATTCCAGGGCCTTCTCCGGGTAGTTCCCGGCGGAGAGCGTCGCCGCGGCCTTGAAGCCGGCGACATTCAAAGACGCCGCATCAATGCAGGCTTCGACCAGATACAGCGTATCGCCTTCTTCGATCGTGACGCCGGGGGGAAGCCACCACAGGCCGCGATGCTTACCGGTGAAATGTTGCTTCCGTTCGACCTTCTCGCCGTTGTCCTTGGTTTCCCAGACGGATTCGACGAAGCGTTCCATGCTGATATCGGCGGCGCGATCGATGTCGAATAGGACGGTCGCGGTCCCCCGGTCGACATTCGCCTGCCAGAATTTGCCCTGCCGGTACCATCCCCGTATCTGGTCGATCGGGAGGCCGCGCGCGAAGCTCATATAGGCGTCGGCGGTGGCGTTCGGATTGGCGGAGGTCGGCTTATAGCGCTCGTTGAACCGTTCGAACGCGTCGGGATAGAGCGCCTTCACGTCGGTCTCGAAACCGCACTTGTTCAACCGCCCGCATTTCACGGCCCAAGGCGACTCGGCATGGGCGTACAGTTCGCGCTTACCGCAGGCGGGACATTTCCCCTGCCGCAGCCACTCGCCGGTTTCCTTGAAGGCATAGTCGCGCTTCAGACGCGACAAGACATCCGAGACAACGTCATCCCGCACGGTGTTAACCCTTCGCCCGGTCGAAGCCGATCCAGGCCGGGGCGATGCGAGGGGAGAGAGACGTATCCCGCGACTGGCGTTTCGGTGCGGGTGTATATGCGCGGCGCTGATGCGCTGCACAGTAGGACCGGCCGGGGACGGTTGCCTTGCCGCATTTCGTCGGCCAGTCCGGATCGCCGGGATCGTCGTCGATCCATTGGCATGTCCGGGGGCCTGAATCCTGCCCGTCGTCTCGATCGTGACCGGGGGCGGCATCGGTTTCGCTTTCCATGATGTACCGTCCTAGCTTGCGGTCGCCTTTCTGGGCGCCGTCGACATCGGGATATGAATGGAGGGGTTCGGATTCTTGCTGGGGGCGATGGTCCGCGCAGGCGTGATGGTCGCGACAAAGACATGCCCGCAGCCGGCCGTGTCCTCACAGGCGTACATGACCTCGCGGCATGTCGGGCTTAGCTGCTCGGTCTTCACCGTGTAGCAGGCCTTGCCGCAGTGGGGACAAAGGGTCCGGTTGATGGGACGTATCATCGCGCCGCCTTTCATCAGGGCCAGAAGGGATCGAGAAACCAGTTCGCGATAACCTCCCGGCTGCTGCGATCCAGGGAACTGGCGGCGTCGGAGAGGTTGAACTTGTGGTCCTTCCAGGTCCAAACGCACATGGCGAACCGGGCGATATGCGCCTCGCCGGTGCTCATGGTGCGAAGGCGCTTCTTCAGGGCCGGGACATCGAATTCGTCGAATTCGGAATTCCAGTACGGCGCCAGACACGGCCAGTTGCCGATCAGGTCGGCGAAGCGTGCGGTGTTGTCCGTCATTGCAGCGCCACCGTCATCTTGGACAGGTCGCCGGCGTCCTGGACGCTCTTGATCCGGCAGGCCGGGTCCAGACAGGCGCGTGCCTTCTTCAGTGCGGCGACTTCAGAATCGGCGGGAACGCAGATGGAGCCGATGCAGGGATGGGTGTGGCCGCTGACCTTCTGGCCGGGCATTACGACATCGATCGGATCGCGCCGGTCGAAATAGACGATGAAGTATCTCATGCCTCTGCACCCCCAATGGCGCGACCTAGGGGCGTGCTTTGCTGGATATGCAGGCGGAAAGTCCGGAAATCTCGCGGTTGCATGGGCCACTACCCTTCCCTGTTTTTGGCATCCCATACGGGAATACCTTGGCGAAACTCAAACAGCGTGGTACGAACATCGCGTAACAGTAGAAGTACGATTTAACGTACTTTGCAATAGGAAAATACGAGATGTCGGAAGAATTGGCCGAAAGGCTTGGACAGATCGTCGATGAACGGTACTCGGGGAATTGGTCGAAACTGGCGGATTTCTGCGGAATTCCGAAAACTTCGATGCAGTCCTTGAAAGAGGGACGCTCTCCTAGATGGGATACGATTGTGCGTGTTTGCACGCCTACCGGTATAAGCGCCGATTATCTGCTGACCGGGCGCGGCCCCCGGTTCCGGACCGAGAATTCCGGCGGGTTCACCCCTGACGAGCGTTATATCGTTGAGGTGTTTCGGTCGCTGCCGGATACAGCCAGGCAATCCGCCCTGGTCGCCGTTTCCCGGCCGATCCTCGCATCCAAGGTGGCCGAGGTGGCGACAAGAGTTCTGTCCATGCTGAACGTCGAGCGTGTGATTGCCGACGGCATGGGCGATACACTGACAGACGAATCGATCGCCTTGATCGCCGCCCATATCGGGGCGCAATCGGAGAGCGCGGCGACCGTTCCGGGCGCACCGGAACAACCTTCCCGCACGGATACGGTCAAAGGATTGATTTCTCGGCTTGTTCCCTCGCGGAAACGCTGATCGCCTTTCTTCCCCAATACAGGGCATGGTAGCTTTGCGGCGCTGCACCAAGCGACGAAGGCGTGTTCATGGCCGGCCCCCTCGAATTCAAGCCCCCTTTGATGATGGATGTTCGGGTTCTCGGACGGGTTGCCGTCCGTCTGACGGAGACCCTTGCGTCCAAGGGTGTGACGATGGAACGAAGCTTCGACCCCTACGCGTTCCGAGAAGCGGCTTTGGAGGCTGGCCGGATACCGTCCGCGCTGTTCGACCCGGATCGGTTCGCCTTCGCGTCCGGCGGTATGTTCTGGATCGCTGGGCGCCGTGACGGTCGTATCGTGCATCTTCAGGCGGTGCGACTGGACGATACGGAAGGCGGCACTCTTGCCTCCTACCTGCCGGCCCTGTTCCGGCAGGGATGGCGGGCGTCGCCGCCGATCGTCGAATGTCCCTTGTTGGACAGGATCTCCGGGCGGGTCGCCTATCGCGGCGATTTCTGGACCGAGGCAAAGAACGGCCTGATCGGCCTCGCCGCTCCGCTCGCACGCCTCGGCACGCTCTACACCTTCACGACATGGCATCGCGCGCCGGATTGGGCCTGGGCGGTGTTCGAACGGCGCCCCTTCGAACAGGGCTTCCCGGCTCGGTCCTGGTTTCACGAAACGGCGCCGATCGGTCAGGGCTGGGAAGATTGGCTGCAGCCGGACGAAAGGGTCGGAGCGCTGTCCTACGCCGATTTCATCCGGCAACTGGCATTGGCGGATGCGTCTCCCGACATAGAACCATGACCGCCGGCACGTCGCGATAGCGAACGGGCATGACCAGTCTGTTATAACGCAGATGCCGCGTCACATTCTCAATAGTGACATTGGTCGACACCCAGGATGCGCGCGGTTCGCCGGCGTCGACAACGCGGCGATACTCGAATGCCGCACGTGTTTCCAGTTCCCTGTCGAGGGTCCGGCTATGCGCCCGCGGGTCTCGGGCGAATTCGTGACCGTAATAGGTCGCAACAACGGAGCCGGGGCCGCAATGCAGGTATTCGGGTAGGCTGGCCTCCGGCGCGGCATGTACGACGGATGCGCGCTCGACATCGCCGGTATATCGATCGTCGGCTGAGAAGTTCCCGCCTGTTCTGGCGAACCAATCCGTCGCCCGTTCGAATACGGGATCCGTGCGAAGGTCCGACAGGGATATTGTTCGGACCGCTTCGAATCGATCTTGTCCAGGGTCCAGTCGCGCGATGATGTCCAAAGCGGCGCGGAACTGCATGGGGTCGATACCTGCCAGCCGTCCGGAATGACCGGTCAGCAGCCAATCCAGGGTGACACCTGCCCGGTCGCACAGATCGGCCACGCGAAACAGGGGTGCCGCGGACCGTCCTTGACGCCAGTTGGATATCTGGTCGGCCGAGTATCCGACCAGGTCGGCCGCCGCCTCGCGGCCTCCGACTGCGTCGACAACGATGGCGAACCTATCTCGGAATTCTTCGGTCCAGCCTTCGACCTTCGCATCTGCTACTTTCGCGCACATTTATTTCGCCTCTGCCGATTAACCCGATAGAGATTCAATTTCTACGCTATTTTTGGGAAAAACGGAAGAAGTTTCGCTGTATGCTTGCATAGAGCTTAAAAACTTTAGTAGTATGCGCCTCCAACGATCATCCCACCGTAGCAGGGGCCTTCCATGAGCCAAGAGATGACCAGCGCTGAAGTGGCGAACCTGAAAGATATCGCGAAGCAGGTTCGCGCATCCTCCGGTCGGGGTTTCCCTTGGCGAGATGTCGCACTCGTCGTTTCCGCTGCCCTGGTCGCCGGCGGTCTGTTCCGGTTGGCGATAGCGATCGAATCCCTTCCGGCCCTTCCCGGATAACCTTTCTCGCGACGGTTGCCAAAACTTTGCAACTGCCTCTATTCTGCGCATTCGTATCAGGATTGAGGGGGGCAGTATGGCTAAGACTTTTGCGTGTCCAAGCTGCAATAAGCAGATTGCCTATACGGCCGTAGCTTGTCCAAGTTGCGGGCATACCGTGACCGATAAAGATCGCAAGTTGGCAAAATCTGCGGAGAAGGCTGTCGGCATTGGAGGCGCGGTCCTTGTGGTGGTCGTCTTGGTCGCGGTGCTCTTTTTTAGCCATGAAAGCGACGAAGAGAAGGCCGCGCGGATTGCGGAAGAACAACTCCAGAAGGCTGCTGAGCAGGCCAAGACCGCGGAGAACCGCCGAAAGGGGTTCCATTGTTTGAGTTCGTGGGACGGGTCTCATATCAAACTGGAGCGGATCGTGAAGGGTGTGTTGAACGATCCCGATTCTTACGAGCACATCGAAACACGGGTCGCCCCGGAACGTAGCGGTTCGCACGATTTTTCTATGCGATTTCGAGCGAAGAATGCGTTTGGTGCGATGATCGCGGGCGAAGCCCGAGGGATTTACAACAACAGTGACTGCGAGCCGACGATTCTCTGGGCGCCAGCACTCGGCATCGAATGAAGGGAGAAACGGTTATGAAATATGCGATTGCTGTAACCAACCCGATCCAGGGTACCAAGGATGGCGAATGGCGATATGGAGTCACGGTGAAAGACGACAAAGGAAACCTGTTGTATTCGGAACACTTCCCGTCGGAAACCCATGCACAGCGGCACGCTGAACGGCTAGGGACATTAATCGCCGCCATCGCCCCCGAAGACTGACCGGCGTTCCTCTAGCTTCACCGCGTTTCGGTATCCTTGATCGTCCAGGGAGTGCGTGACTTCGGTTGCCAGCCATTCCCTGGCGTTGATCTCCGGACGCCAGCCGGTCAGGCGCACCGGACTGTTCGCGATCAGATCCGGACGGCCGACCGCTAGATTGATCGTCATTTCGAATTCCGCCCTGCCCATGGCCTTCAGCGTGGCGTCTGCCGCTCGCTCGGCTTCTGCGGCGGTCGCATAGGTTGTGCGCAGCGTCTTGACCTCTCCGAAGTCGTTGCCGGCCAGAACGGCGTGATCCTTCCCCGCATGATGATCCTGCCACCATGCGCGCACGCCGCTGTAGCGGGCCTTTGCGTCGGTCTGTCTGAATGTGTGCCCGTCGCCTTCCGAACGGTCGATCGTGATCTCCGGCAGAGCGATACCGTTGACCGTCGACGGGTATCCGATCGGCAGGAACAACAGGTGCTCCGCCTTCACGGCCGCGATGGCGTCGACCGGCTTCGCCAGGCGGGCGACAAGGTTGGCGTCCGATTCGGTGGTCTGGTCGACATGGGGTATGCCGAGGGCCGCTAGGCCGTCCTCGATCGCCGGCGTCAGGCCGTTCCGTTCGGCGACGGTTCGAATGATGGTCCCCAGCGTTGCCGCCGAATAGCTCAGATCGCGTTCCGCTTTGATCGATTGCGCGAAATTGGCGGAAAGGGCGCGGATCGTCAGAGTATCCGGTGGCCCGGTTTCCTCCACTGTGTCGACGACGAACCGGCCCATATGGACAAGGCCCGTCGTCTCCCATCCCATATAGACCGAAAGATTCGCCCCCTTCTGCGGCCAGGCGATTCGATGATCGGGATCGGCCAGTACGAGAGTCAGGTCGTCGGCTTCCAATTCGCGCTTGTCGACCAGGTTGATCGAACAGTGCGACCGCGACAGTAAGGCGGTTACGTCCGCGCCGTTCGCTTCGACCGCGAAGATCGGCTTCATCCTGTGCCCCCGTTCCGCCCGGCATTGGAACTGATGGATAGGTCGCCCGCGGCGGAGCGGATATCGTCTTCGTCATACCGTGACAGGGTCACGGTGAACTCGATCTTCAGCGCGGTACCGTCCGGCAGGAACTTCGACCGAGTCTGTTCGATACCCTCGATAACCCAATAGCCGCGCACGGCGCCCGAACTCTCGGTCAGTATCCACGGGCGGCCGGTCGACGCCATTTCCCGCAGCCGGTCCAGTTGCGCGGGACCGCCGGTCAGCTCGGGCGCCAGAACTCCCTCGAATGTGATCATGTCCCGCCCGGGGCCAGTGTACTGCATCGCCGGAAGGCGACCGATCCGCTTCGCCGCGGCATGGTCATAGGCGGTGCTCCGCTTCTCAGTTTCGAAGGGCGCGGTCTTCAGTCCGAAGACGAACAGGCCAAGCGCAGCGAGCATTCCTTACCCCCTCAATCGTCGAACAGGCGTCCGCGTGCCCGGGCGGCTTCTTCGCGCTGGATCCGTTCGATCTCTTTCCGGACCGCCTTCGCGATCGCGTCGGCGTCGGTATCGGCGCCGGCGTGGATTGTGATGTTGTATGTCGCGGTAACATTCGTTGCCGGTGCGGGATCCGGCGTTGTCTGTCCCGCATAGGCGGGTGTGGCCGCGGTAACGGCCGCGACGGATGCGACGGCGATTCTTCGGGGCGGGCGCATCTGTGCCGCTTCCGTCGTGCGGATCGGGTTCTCTTCCTCTCCGCCGAACAGGCCGGAAACGCTGTCGACCAGCCAGGAAATCGGTTTTGTCAGCACGTCGATCTTGGATAGCAGCCAGTCGGCGCCGGCGGAGAAGACCGATTTGATGCCGTCCCACATTTCGCCGAAGAACTCGGTGATGGCGCCCCAATTGTTCACGATCATCCCCAGCGGGTGCCAGGAGATCCCCGCCTTGATCCATTCCCAGGCGACCGCGAAGATCGCCTTCGCTCGCTCCCAAAGGGCGCTGAAGAAGCTCGGCAGTTCGTCCCAATAGGCGATGATCAGACCGGCCGCGAGCGCGATACCCCCGATGATCAGACCGATCGGGTTTGCCATCAGTGCCAGCGTCAGGATGCGGACGCCTGTCGCGGCCAGCTTCGCCCCCTTGAACAGCATCGGGAAAACGGACAGTGCGCCGCGCCCGCCGATGCCGAATAGTTCCAGTCCAACGGTCAGGATCGTGAAGCCGCGGCGCATCATGGCGAGCGGGCCGGCCAGGGCCGCGAGGGTCAGCGCCAGGGATCCGGCAGTGGCCGCAACGGCGCCGATTCCGCCGACGAGAAGCACAAGCGTCCGGGTAAGCGTGGGGTTCTCTGTCGCGAACTCGGCAACTCCCCGCGTTAGCCGGGTCAGATACTGCACCCCCGCCCGGAACGGGCCGCGGACCGTGTCCCATACGGACAGGGCGAGTTCCTGCCAGGCGGAGGAGAGGGCCTTCAAATCCCCCGCTTCGTCATCTCCCATGAAGGATGCGACCCGGGCGGCTTCGCCTTGGGCGTTTCTGAGGATGTCGGCGAATTGGACGATGCCGCCGGCGCCGCCCTTCTCGACCAGTTCGGCCATCGCCGCGCCCGCTTCTTCGCCTGCCAGGTCTTTGAAGATCGCCATGCGCTGCGCCGTGCCCATCCGTTCGGTCTTCGTCGCGATCTCCGCCATGATGTCGACCATCGGACGCATATTGCCGGCCGCGTCCTTCACGCGCAGACCGATATCCGCCATGGCGTCCCGCGCCATGCGTGTCGGGGCGGCGAGCCGGTTATGCATGGCGCGTAGCGCCGTGCCCGCCTTCTGCCCCTGGATACCGACATTGCCCAGCAACCCGGCCATGGCCGAGGCGTCCTCGATCGACGTTCCCAGCGTCTTCGCGATGGGCGCGACATACTCCATCGTCGAGCCCAGCATTTCCAGGTTCACGTTGGACCGTGTGAAGGTAGCGGTCAGTACGTCGCCGACCCGCCCCATGTCTTGCGCCTGAAGACCGAAACCAGACAGGATGTTCGACGCGATGTCCGCCGTCCGTCCCAGCTCGGTTGCGCCGGCCTTCGACAGGTCCAGCAGTCCGGGCATCGCGGCCAGAATCTGATTGGTTTCGAACCCCGCCATGGCGAGGTACCCCATGCCATCGGCGGCTTCGGTTGCGGAAAAACTGGTCGAGGCCCCTAACTCCCGCGCAAGGCCGGTCAGGTTCTGGAATTCCTCCGTCGCGCGATCGATGCGCGCGACGGCGCCGACACGGGACATGGCCGCATTGAAGTCCAGGCCGGGCGTCAGAAAGTCCGATCCGGTCCGGAAAATCTGTCGTCCGGTCGCAACGCCTGCGGCCCCGGTGATCGCTAGGTTGGCGCGCCGCCGCAGGCATTCATTATACTTGTTCTCTGCGTCGGTCAGGCGTTCTTGGCGTCGTCGAACACGGTCCAGGACCGCGGCGTTCTTCGTCAGTTCCGAATTCGCCTTCGCGATCCTGCCGGCGACCTTGCGCTGCGCATCCCCCAGCCGATTGGTCTTCAGGCCGGCATCCGCCAGTTTCGTAGATAGCCGGCCTAGCTCCGCACGTTGCTCCGCCTGCTGTTCCTTCAGGGCCGCGACCCGCCGGCGCGCCGCCTCGAATCGCTTCGTCGCACCGGCCGTTGCCGTTTCGGTTGCCGACATCGCCCGCCCCAGGGCTTGGGCTCGGTCCTGTGCCTCCTTCAGCGCATCGGCATTGCGAAGCGACTTCGCCTTCAGTGCTTCGAAGGATCGAAGCTGTCGCGCCGTCGTTTCCAGGTTCTTCAGGTCGGTCCGCGCCTTCGCGAATTCCTGCCGTGCCATCTTGGCGCCGCCGCCGAACGACTGCATGGACTTCGCCGCCTTGGCGAAGTTCTCCGATAGCGTCAGTTGAATTTTCAGCAGGGACACGCCACTTTATCCTTATGAGATGGATTGTCTTCCTGATGGCGGTCGCCGCCTGGATCGCCCTGCACGCCGCCGGGATGGTTTCGGCTACCGTGTTCATGGCCGGCGGCGTTGTCGCGATCCTTGCGGTTATTGCCTTCCTGGTCTTGTCCGCCTTCCTGATCGAACTTACGAACCGCGGCTGTTCCGATTCCTGACCGCCGATTCCATGGCGTCGTTCCTCTGTTGCGCCGCCGTCTCCGCCGCATCGAACCAATCCCCCAATTCCTCCATCGACATGTCCGCCAGAAGTGAGGGCGGCCAACCGCCGCCCATCACTTCGTTGATGAAGGTCCAGGCGGCTGTTACGTCGTCGGGGAGCCGGCGGGCTGGAAAAAACGCATCAGCTCGTTGAACACCTTGACCAGGTCCGGCGCTTCAAGTGAGTCGAGATGCGCCGGCGTAATCGCCGGGCTGGCGATGCGCGGTACCAGGATCATGAACTGTCCGACATCCATTTCCCCCAGCAGTCCCAGCTTCACCCCGCGAAGGTCGCCACCTTTCGGCCGGCGCAGCGTGATCGCTGGTACTTTTGTCCCGTGTGTCATCACGATCGGATGGTCGAAATTGATCGTCAGGAAATCCTTAGTGGTCCCACCGTCATTGGAAGCGTCAGCGGCTTGACCGTTGCTCAGTTCCGCCTGCAGGCGATCCATTCCGACCGGGTTGGTCGCCTGGTCTTTGCCCTCCGCCGCATCGTGGGAAACGTCGGAGGTGGTCTTCTTCGCATTCGTGCTCATGGTGCGGCCTTTCTGTTTTGCTCTGTCGAGCGTTTGGGAAAAGCCCGGCCCGGTGAGCGCCGGACCGGGCGGCAATCAGATGGACAGGGCGGTGCGGCGCGCGGCCAGTCGGTCGACCCCGTTTACGATGTGGATCATGTTGACCACGTCGATCTCGATCAGCGCTTGGCCGTCGACCATGTACTTTAAGTAGGTCAGGGACTGGCTCACCTTGGCCTCATTCGGCTCACCGGCCTTCACCGTGCCGAAATCGAATTTCGTGATCCGGCCGCGCATGGCGACCTCGATCGCCTGACTGAGGGTTTCGCCGTCGTCGGCCTCCGCCGCCCCCAGGAAACGGGACCGAACGCCGCTTGCATCCGCCACACCCCACAAGGCCAGGGTTTCCTTGTGGAATTCCTTCAGCGTGTATTCGGCGGTCAGCTTTTCCAGCCCCATATCCAGGTCGACGGGGGCAAGCATGCCCCCGGCGCGATGTTCGTCGGCCTGCATGGACAGGGACGGCAGCGTTACTTCCGTGGCGATGCCCAGCAAAGGCGAACCGTCCACGAAATAGTTGAAGTTCTTCAGTACCCTCGGGAGCATGTCGGATGCCTCCTATCTCGGTTGCGTTTGACGGGATCCGAAGGTGCCTACGCGGCCATCATGGCGGCGAAGTCCATCAGATATTCGTCGGTGATTTCCTGATAGAAGGTCAGGTCTTCCAGCGGCGGAACCGGCGTGTACTTGTAGGAAACGCGCAGCTTGCCCGCCTTCAGCGTATCCTTCGTGTTCTTCGCCGGATCGACCCAGGCTTCCCCGCCGATCAGGTAGTGATTGCCGACCAGGTCGGCGAACTTCGCATTGACGCCATCGACGATGTCGCGGGCGATGGTCGGGTGCAGCGGCTTGTCCACCGCCCAGAAATGCGCCTCGGCCATCGTGTCCGCCAGGACCTGCGCCGTCCGGGTGTAGCTTTCGAAGGCGAACAGCGGATCGGCGGAGCACGTCCGGTTCCCCCAGAAGCGATAACCCTTCTCGTTGATCAGGGTGGTCACTTCGTTCTCGTTGAGATAGCCCGCATCGTTGGCGGAGGACTGCAAGTCCCAATGGACATCCTTCGACAGGCCGGCAACGCCGTTGACCGGGACATTCGACAGGGTCTTGTGCCAGCCGATATCGTGGTCGATCTTGGCGCGCAGGCCCAGGGCGCGCGCCGTTGCCCAGGCACTGACCTTGGCGTTCGCGACGGTGTCCCAGGCCGTGAAGTCAGGCCAGATCACCATGGCCTCCCGCGCCCCGATATTCTCCCGGTACGCGACCGCATCTTCCTTGGTCTCCGCGCCGAAGGCGGACAGATAGGTGAAGCCGCGAAGCGCCTGCGCGATCGAGACCATCTCGGCCGCGACAAATTCGTCGTCCAGGCCCGGCACCCCCAGGATGCGCGGCACCACGTTCAACTCTGCCTTCGCGGCGGTCAGGGCCTGAATGCCCGTCTTTTGGCCGTTCACGACGCCGCCGATGATGTTGGATCGGGTCTCCGCTTCGTCGGCGCCGACCGCGACTCGGACGGCAACGCCAACCGGGTTGCACTGATCCTTGATCGCGTCGAACACATAGGGGGCGGTACCGGTATCGCCAGCCTTGTCGATCGCATCGTAGATGTCGGTGATCAGTACCGGGCGGTTGAGGGGGAAGGTGTCCGCGTCCGCATCCTCTCCGGTAACCACGACCCCGAAGACGGCCGTGCTTATCGTCCGGATCGGGCGGGTCCCGTTGTTGACCTCGATAACGCGTACGCCGTGATGGAAGTCCGCAGCCATGTTGGGGGTTCCTTTCGATTGGGCTTCAGGTTTTGGCGGTCAGCCGGACGATGTCGTCGCGGAGCTGGTCGAACTGGCGATCGATGTGACGTTCCAGGTCCGTCTTCAGATTCTGCATCTGATCGGTCCGGACATAGGTGTGCGCGACGACGACTTGATAGGACTTGAATTCGTCGCTCAGGCCGTTGTGGCGGCTCCATAGGCGTTCGGTCGACGACGTGTTCGCCTTGCCGCGCAACGCGTTCCAGGACCAAGCCAGGACGCCGGACAGGGCGCCGGCCCCGATGCCGGCGAGTATCCAAAGTTGACCGATTGTTGCCGCGGTTTCCATCGTGTCTCCTATGCCGGCCAGATTAGGGTCGAAAGAATGCCGTCGATTTCCTCGACCGACTGCGCCGTGCGAACCGCGTTCTTCGCGGAAAGCCGCGTCATGCGAATCGCATCGAGCGCCGCCAGCCAAGGGTCGCGGGTGAGGTTGATCACTTCCGCCGCCTGGACGATTGTCGCGACCGGATTCCCGGTGCGCGGGTCGATCGTTCCGGCCACGACATCGGCTTCCAGGGCCGGCCAATTGCCGGGACCTTCAGACCCCGGATCGGCTAACGCCAAGAGGCTCGCGGCGCGTTCGGCGGCGCGCTCATATTCCGCGGATTTTCGTGCGGATAGTGTCTCGGTAATCCTGTCGGCTGCGGCGTCGGCTTCAGCCTCGATACGTTTGATCGCCATGTCGATCGCATCGATCAAGACAGGCGCCGCTGTCGCGACTGTTCCTCGTTGATTTTTCAGGGCGGTGATCAGTTTGCTGCGCGCTTCCATGTTCCTTACTCCGCATCCGGAACGTAGGCATCGAACTCGAAATAGAGACCTTCAATGATGTTCAGTTGGCCGCTGACACTTGTCCCGACCCCGGGCAGGTCACAGTGTCCGAACAGCACATGCCGACCGGTCTCTGTGACGCCCAACTTCTCGAAAATGATCGGTGTGTACGGCGCTGCATCGTCAGAGCGGATGCCCGCCGATACCTCACCGGCCGCGTAGTCCGGGTCAGGCGCTCCGGGCGCCGGCCCTCCGATTGCCAACATGTAACCTTTGGTCGGCGGAGTGTTGATGGCGATCGGCTGCGTGTTGAACCGCATCAGTTCAGGCCCGAAGGTCTGGACGATTGAGACGTTCCGAATGTCCTCCGGTTGATGGTCGTAGCAATGAAAGGCAATCAGAGCATCGCCGGGGATCGTCACAACTGAGGTATAGACGAGTGCCCCGTCGATACGGAGTGTGACTTGTCCGGCTTCATCAAGCGCGAGGGTGAAGACGCGAGAATGGGCCGCACCAACAGAAATATTCGTGTCGATAACCGGCAGCGACCCGTTTGAGGCTTCGTAAGGCGTTAGGTGTATTTCGCCGCCGGCGTCCCCCATGCCTAAGTAGATGCCGCCCACTGCGTTTACGAAGTTCGTGACGGAAAGACTTGAACTCGCGCTTCCTACGGCCGACGCCGGGAAAATGGACGGCGCGCCATAGCCTGTTAATGCCGTCGTGAAACTGATTTCGAACGGCGGTTCAAGAGGCCAGGTGGACCAGACGTTCCCCCATGTCGAATTGTTCGGCGCGGTACCCGCCATCGAGTCGGCCGTAAGGGTGATGTAGGGGTGCGTGGTGAAACTCAGGCTGCCATGGAGGGTATGCAGAACGTGACCGCTATTGTTCAGCCGCGCGTTCGGTGCGTCATGGTTGAAGCCTGTAGAAGAAAAGAAGTGAAGTCGCGATAGATTGACCAACGGATCCGGCGCCGCTCCCAATCGAACGGACGTTTTCTCTTCGTGCATAGCGTCGAGCAGATCGTTGAGAAGATCCGATTTCTTCTCGTTTAGGCGATCCGCTTCGAACGCATTTGCAAGGCCAATTGGCGTGACTGCCCTATCATCGCGCTCGAACGCTTGTGTCTCGACAGGAGTTGCGAGTTCGACCTTGCCTGCCAGCACATCCGTTGCCATTGGCACATTGTTCGAAATGGCATCATCGACATACTGACGGCTGGCAATGGTGACGGTCGGATCGATATCCAGCGTCACAAGTTCGGTGTTCGTCACCGCCATGATGAACCGGATACGCATGTCGGAAATCGCACCCTGCGCGCCGACCGGCTTATAGGTTGATGGATGCCGCGCGATGGCGATCAGGCTTCCATTGCCGTCGATCAGGCCGGCTTCCTGGATATTCCAGCCGCCGACATTGGCCGGAATCACCGCTTCGATGACGATCCAGTTCGGATTGTCGGGGTCGATCGTCACGGATACAGGCGCACCACGCCACGTCTCTTGGATCAGGGCGCCGGCGGCTTGCTTGTTCGGCAACGTGTCCGGATCGCCGGATCCTACCGCCAGGAAGGAGATATCGACGGTATCGGCTGAAAGGGCGGCATTGGTCAGCGCTGCCTCGCCGGCGGTGGTCAGGACGCTCCAATAGTCTTGGGGCATGCTACGCGGCTCCGAATGGGGTTAGGGTGATGGTCGTGCCGTAGTGGGACGCGACCGCCAGGCAGGGCGCGCCCATGATCTCAGGGTCCTCGGGCAGGACAGGAAGGATCGTGATCTCGCTGCCCGCCGCGACGGCCGACGACAGACGCGGCGCGGATTTCGACGCGATCCGGACGGTCAGAAGATCCAGGTGTGACTTCGCATTCTTGTAGACGCCGACCGCGGCGAACACGGTGGCGATTTCCGCCTCGGTCATGCCACGGGAAAACAGGTCGACTTCGACGCGGAAGCGCCCCTTGTCCAGCGGGGCCTCGGCAGAGGCTTCCCACCATTCGATAACGCTGGCCTCGAAATCCATCGCCGCCAGGCCAAGCTCGATGGCGCCGGGCGTGCCCTTGATCCGGTGAACGATCAGCGACGATGCGATGACCTGCCGCTTGACCGAAACCGGCCAGGCCGGATTCCAGATGTCGACGGACCGTTGCCAGGCCAGCCAGGGCAGGAACGGCTCGGGGCATTTCCACGGGTCCAGGATGTCGGCGATGGGTACCGGGATGCCTTCGATGCGAACGGCAATCGCGATGTCCAGGGCCTTCTCCGGTGCTTCCGAGTTCGGGGGCAGCAGCGTTTCGGTCATGCCGCGCCCCCCTGTGTCAGGGTGACAGTGCCGGGTACCGCGAACTGCGCCGGCGTCGGCTCGACATCGGCCGCGGGTTCGGTCAGGTCGACCTTCCACACCCCCGCTACGGAAAGCGCGGCCGACAGGCCGGACCGGGTATTGGGCATGCCGAGGATGCCGCGTTTCGCCAGATAGGTCTGCAGGGCGGCATCAGCGGCGGCGAGTACGACCGCTGGGTCCGGACCGTCTTCAATCCAAAGAGTTGCGGTCACGTCGAAGGGAAGCGCGGATGCAGCCTGCACGGTGACCTGGTCGGACAGGGGGCGCACAGTGCGATTGTGCGACAAGGCGGCGCTCACGGCGTCCAGGACCTCCGCCGACGCGATACCGTCATTGTCGATGGTCTGGACGGTCACCAGGATTGCGACCGGTTCGGGCTCCTGGACGGACACTTCGCGAACGGAACCGTGCGCCGCCAGGGCGTGGTATCGGTATGCGCCCGCGGGGCCGGCGGTCGACAGGGCTTCCCAGGACAGTTGAATGCGGGCCCGGAAGTCGTCGTCTTTTTCCCATACCGGCAGGATCGGCGGAACGGCGTCGGGATCGCCCGGGTCGATCAGCTTGCGGGCCGTCAGCTTATCCGCGCCCAGGTGATCCAGGTTGGTTCCCCAGGATTTCGCCAGCAGGACCGAATGAACGGCGTCATTGACGCGGCGGCGCAGGGTCAGTTCGCGATACGCGGCGGTTTCGATCAACTTCGCCGCCGGGTCCGATTCCAGATAGACCGCCGCGCCCTCGGGATAACGTTCCAGATAGTCGGAACGCAGGGCCTCGACGATGGCTTCGAAGGACAGGGCTTCGACCGCCTCGGGTGCGGGCAGGCCGCTCAGGTCGATTTGGGTGAAGCGAGTCATACCGTCCCCTTCACGCCGCTTGCGCCATGTCGACGAACAGGTCGACCAGCTCATTGTCGGCGAGTTGACGCCCCTGTACGCGGATGCCGGCGCGGCCTTGGAAGTCGACCGTTACCAGGACACGATCGATGCGGACGCGCGGCTCCCATCGTGCGACGGCGTCGGCCGCGGCGGCGATCATCCGCAGGCGCCCGGCCGGGTTGCCCGGCTGATCGACCAGGTCGAAGAAATGACTGCCATAGGTCCGGCGCATGACGCGCGAACCGATCGGCGTCGTTACGATGTCCTGGATCGACTGCCGCAGATGGGTGACGCCGTTCAGCGCCTTCCCGGTTTGACGGTTCATGCCGTGGGAAATGTCGATCACGTCGCCGCCCCTTCTTCCTCGGGGGACAGGACCTCGTAAGGCGTAAAGCCTTGATCGGCGGTCGGGGTGACGAAGGAACCGTCCTGCCAGGTCTCCGACTTGAAGTCGGTTCCGCCTTCATGCGTCAGGCGGGTCGCGCGGCCGGCATGGTCGACATGGTAGTACCCTTCCTCGCCGGTCCGGATCACGACGTTCTTGGCTTCCAGGATCAGGGTCCCTTCGGCGTCCATTGCCGAAATCGTCAGTGTCTTCGCCGCGGCGTCATGCGCGATCACGGTGCCGTCGTCGAACTGGACGATATCCGCCGCGGGATTGGCGGACGGGGACGGTACCGCGTCGGTATTGTAGGTGCCGACCACATGGCCGAGGGCCGGATCTCCGGACGGGCAGACCACCGTCACGGTCGCGCCGATCCGGGGCGGCGACCAGACCCGAAGATTCGCGCCGACGAAGCCCATCCAAGGCAACCATCCGGACAGACGGTCGCGCAGCCGGACCCGGACGCGCGTCGGGTTGCCGATCGATACTTCCTCGATCGGTCCGCGCACGACGACGTTCTCCAGTCGCCGCTTCAGATCGGCGAGTTCGGGGTCGTTGGATCGGTTGGATTTGTCGGACATGGCGCCACCATGCCCGCGCGCGAACGGCGCACGCCATTCTGGCGGGGTTGGATTTGGCTTGTTCCAACCCGAACACGGTGGACGCGGCGCCATCGGTTCGCGTCGGCGGTCGGTCAGTCGAAGGCGGATTCGAGATGCGCCATGACACGGTCGCGGATCAGTTCCAGGTCGCCATCGGCCAAACCGATCAACTGACGGACCGGATATCGCACCTGGCGGGCGCCGGGGGACGGGCGGTCCTTCATGCCGTAATGGTGAATGCGGGCGATGCGCGCGTCGCGGCCGGACCATCCGATCGTCGACCCGTCCGGGTTCGCGTCGATCGCCATGCGGCGCGCCTGGCGCAGGCCCATCATCATCTTCTTCCTGTCCCGGACTCGCGCGTCTCTTCCCTGCGCTCGCACCCGGGCCGGCCATTTGTCGCCGTCCGGTCCTGTCTGTTTCGTCAACCGGGATTGGTTCCGCTTCCGCAGGCTTCGCGCGATGTCTCGGAACAGGGATTGCCGGCGGCGGGGCGCCATGGCCTCGATCGCCATGCGCATCCACTCTTCAAGGCCGTCCAGGGTCTCGACCGGCATGGATCCGCCTAGGCCTCCGGTTCGCCTTCCGGCAGTTCCGGCATTTCCAGAACGATCGCGTTCGGCTCGCCGGGGTACCGAAGCTCGTTGCCGCCTTCGACGACTGTGTGCCGGATGATTTCCCGCAGATCGACGGTAAAGGCCAGGTCGCAGGTCCGGCGGTTGATGATGTCGGCGTCGAACTCCATGGCCTGGTCGGGATTGGCGTCCGGCTGGTTCTCCGCCAGCCATTGCAGGACAACGAAGACCGCGACCAGGGCGTCGCCTGAGAAATCGGTGATGACGACATTCGCCCGGTAGGAGACCCGGAAACTCAGGTCGGACGGGTCCAGGGTGCAGGTCACGGTACCGGTTTCGGCGAAGACCAGAAGGTTGTCCTGCTTGATCTTCAGGCCCGGCGCATCCAACAGGTGTTGCCGCAGGGATACCAGCTTCTTCACGCCGCCGGCCCGCCGATGCCGACCCGGGCGCGGAACCATCCGAAGACGAAACGTTCATCCTTCGGGCGCGCCTCAGCGATTTCGATGTACCGCACCCCCTGAAGACTGTTCAACGCGTCCAGCAGAACCCGCAATCCGTCGTGACCTGGCCGGTGCTTCAGGTATGCCGCAAGCGCCGCCAACGATGCCGGGCCAATGATGTTGTCCAGGATCAGATCCGGATAGACCGTGGCGTTCACATTCAGCGCGTTCAAGGCGCGCTGCAGGAAATGCGCTGCAGTACCGACCCCCATATTCACGCCGGTATCCGCCAGTTCCTCGGCTATCTCAGGCGAAAGCACATGGATACGGTCCAGGCGCAGGGCGTTCCAATACAGCTCCTCATAGACGGCTTGGGCCACTTCCACGGGCATATCGCGCATCGGTCCGTCATAGCCGTAAAGGCGTGCGACCCGTTCCGTGACGCCGTACTTCGTCGCGCCGCCGCTATCCTTCGGATCGTCGACGAACCCGCCTTCCCGTTCGATGATATCGGCGATGATCCGGTCGCGCAGTTTGGTTGCCGCCGCGCTCATGTTCCACCCCCGTCGAGCGCCGATGCGTAATCGGCGATGCGATGATCCAGGTACAGGACTTCCGGGACGAACCGGCGCCATCCGGATGCCGTCAGGCTCGCCTTGGCGATCCGAACCGAACGGTCGATCCAGACCCGCCAGGCCGGCCAACCGTCGCGCAGCGGGCCGTGCGCCGGCAGATAGACCCGCTTCCCGCCATGCCGGTAGCCCATCAAAAGAAGCGGCAGCATCGGAACGATGTCGGCGCCGCGCTCGATACGCCAATGGGCGGGGCTGTCCCGGTCGAAGTCCGCAGCGAACTCCGAATCGCCGACGCGCGGCGCGCCGAACGTATAGGCCGCGGCAAGCTCCATGGCTGGCGAGCGCAGCTCGCCCAAGGCCAGCACCGACAGGGCGCCGCCCAAGGAATGCCCCGCCAGATAGACCGGACGGGACAGGCCGGACAGGCACGCGGCCAGATCCTCATGGACAAGCGCATAGGCCTCGCGAAAACCGCGATGCACCGTACCGGCATAGCGATGCGATCCGACCGTGCGGTCTTCCCGGCGGAATTTCAGATCGGTCAGGATGTCCTCATAGTTCCGTTCGGTGCCGCGGAACACGACGACGGCGGCTTCAGGCCAGACCAGAACGACGGCTTGCGTCGTGCCCATGGTCAGGAAGGTCGACTGCACCCCGCCGGCCGCCGCGCTCAGTCCCAGGATCCATTCCTGATCGTAGACCAGGGCGGACAGGCGGGCGCAGAACAGGGCGCTCTCCCGGTCGAACCGGGAGAGCCCTGCCTTCATCGCGGCGGGTAAGGCCAGGCGATAGGCGGGATAGGTCACTGGGCCGCCCCGCCGGAAACCGCTTCCATGACGGCATCGACGACGGAGGCGACCACCTCCGGGGCCGCATCCGCCAGTTTCTCCGCCACGGCGCTTTCGACCTGCGCGCGGAGCGCCTGGCCTTGGAATGCCTGACTGCCGGAAGCCGAGTAATGGGCGGTCCCGGCGTTAAGGTCGACGTCCAGGGCGACATCCTGTTTTTCTTTGCCATCCCAAATGATGGCCCGAACCAGTTTCCCGTCTTCGAAATCGACGGTCGCCTTGGTAATGCCGGCATAGCCTTGCGGGTTGCCGGGGATGGCGCCGCACCCGGCGACGGCCAGCAGCGACAGGCCGATCGACAACGCCATGACGGCTTTCTTCAGTACGCGCATAATGGTCTCCTTTCGGTTAGGACCAAAGATTGACGGTCGCGCGGACTGGCGACGCGACCTTGGGCGGCATTCGAATTAGGGTTCCCATGGGCAGGTGCGTTCCCAGGTCCGCCAGACCGGGATTAGCGGCCAGTACCGCCTCCACCATCGCGGTATCTCCGTAGTGACGAAGACAAGCCTGGTCGACGGTCTCGCGATCGCGCGCGATGACAGTGGCGCCCCGGTTTGTCGTGTCGCCGGCCACCGCTCCGCCCCTCAGATCAGTTCCACCGTCGACCGCGGGCGCCCCATCAGGCGCGCGACGGCTTCGGCGGATCGCCGCATGTAGTCGTCGATCGTATCCACCAGGGCGTCGGCGCGGTCGTGGCCTTCAGAGGTCGTGTCGTAATCGCGTTTGGCCTCGATCAGTGCGGCCCGGGTGCGGCAATAAACGGCGCTCCGGTAGTGCTGGACCAGCAGGGTCTCGCCGTCCGGCCCGTCGATCGAAGCGGCTGGGATTTCGGCAAGCGTCTGATGTTCTGTCAGGCCGGTCCGCCAGGCGGACAGGATCGCGTTTGTCTCCGCGACGGCGCAGCGCAGTTCATGGAACATCCGATCCGGATCAATGTCGGTACCCAGGCCCATTGCCGCCCGGAAGGAATTCAGCGAAATCGCCGGAAAGAATCCGTCATTCGCAATCTCACGGTCCGAGATTTCGGACGGCGCGTCGGGAACGAAGGTCGGCATGCGCGGCATTCCTCATTGCGCCCGTTCCGTCCAGCGGACGGCGGAGGGGGCCTTGTCGCTCTTGCGAGAGACGCGGCCCCCGCCGCCGCCGGGCCGGGGGGAGCCGGTTAAGACGGGGCGCCGCCGCCCTCCTTGGGCGGGGCCTTGCCGTCCGGTTTCGTCGACGGGGTTTCCAGGCGCTTGCGCAGCGCGTCGGCGCGTTTCTTCACGCCGGCCTTCGGATTCAGGCGCAGCGCGGCGTCGTAATGGTCCAGGGCGGCCAGGATCAGGGACTCGGCGCCTTCGCCGTCCGGCTGATTGGACCGCCATTCCAGCATCAGGCCCATCGCTTTCATCGCCTTCGCACGGACCGGGTCGAAGATGTCGGCATCCTTCGTCAGAGCGATGACGTTCCGCAGGGTCTGATACAGATCCTCGGGCGGATCGCCGCCGGCATCGCAGACCGACAGAACGGCATCCGCGACGGTTTCCAGGACATAGTCCGGCGCCGGGCGGGCGAAGCGTTCCGGCAGGGCGAGCTGATAGTTCAACACGTATTCGAGCACCGGCATCGCGTCGTCGTATTGACCGCAATCCAGCAGCCAGACCATGACGGTCGCGACGACATCGTCCTGCATGCCGGTACCGGCCGCGATGACGCCTTCGACATAGTCGGTGAAGGTCGGCAGGAACTCCCGCTTGGCCTCGATCTTCTTCTCGATCGACTTGATGTCCTTCAATGCCAGTTCGTTGGCGCGAAGCTGCGCCAACATCAGGTCGTAGGACGTGCCGGACATCTGACGGGTGCCGCCGGTGCGCGGCCCGGCGATGCCGCCCCGCCGGGCCGCGCCTTCCCCCTCGGTAGACGCCGCCGCCCGCGCGCTGCGTTCGGCGACCGTCTTCTCGAAATGACGGCGTGCGATGGATTTCGTCATGGTGCTTTCCCTTTCCCGTTCAATGGGGGCGGCCAGGGGTTGAACGCGGTCTCTCAGGCGTGCGGCGGACGTGCCGGGATTACTCCCAACCGCCGGCGCCGTCCGGTTGCAGGATGCCTTCGACGAAGGCGCATTTTTCGTAATCCTCGACCACATAGGCCTCGTTGACGGACTGGAAGTCCTCGACCCGGTCGCGTTCCGGCTTGTCCCGAATCGTCCGGCGCCGGCTGCCGGTTTGCCAGTAGATCGACAGGTTGGACTTCGACGTGATCAGGAAGGACGAACCCGGGAAGAAGGGAACGCGTTCGGTCGGCAGGGCGCCGAGTTGCTTGTTCGACATCAGCGTCCGCAGCGCGACGCGTTCGGTCGGGGCATCGGAGGATTCGACCAGGGCCAGATACTTGTCGGCGATGATCCGGCGCCCGGCGATCACGACCAGATCGGGCGCTTCCTGATGCCAGGGGGCGATCAGCTCGTTGACCGCGTCGGTAACCGCGCCGTCCATGTTCTTGTAATCGGCGCCGGCCTGGTCGCCGACCCTGATGGCGGACAGGACGCGTTCCGGCGCGTTCGCGCGAAGCTGCTGAAGCCAGCCGATATTTACGTCCTGAAGAAGCGGATTCGTCACCGGGTCGGTGTTCGCTGCGGCCGACGTGCCGTTCCAGCCGATGGTCAGGCGGTCGCGGGCAATTTGCAGCGTGACCTGGTTGCGAAGGCGCTCCTGAAAGTCCGGGAACTTCGCCCACATATCCAGAAGCTGATAGCGGATATGCGTGTCGAAATCGGTCTTGAAGCACTCGTACTGATCGGCGGTCAGCGAATGCGGGTCGCTTGTCTGCCGGTCCGCTGCGGAGGTGTCGGTGCGCCGCGCGATGGTCGAGCCGCTGCCCAGGCCCAGCTTCTCGCCCTTAATCTGGTCGACCGGGACGATGTTGATTTGGCCCAGGAATTCGGCGTTTTCCGCGATCCGGTCTTCGAGCTTCTGCTCGATCGTCGGTTCAACGGTAAAACTCTGCCGCGCGTCGACGCCGCCGTTCAGCTCGCCCTGGCGGTTGATATAGCCGTTGAACAGGGCGCGGGTCTCGTTTCGCATGTGTCGTGTCTCTCGGGTTCGGTGTCGGGTCGGGTTTCGTGCGGCGGTTCTGGTTTCGGGCGGTCAGCAGTCGGTGGCGTGCGTATCGGCCGGGCCGGTCGCCGGCGGACGCTGTCTGGTCGCGGGATCCGGCTCGCGCGAATGTTTCGTCAGCGCGGCCAGGTCGGCGGACAGCTTTTCCAGGGACTTCTTGATGTCGGTCTCGGCCGGGTCGACGGTCGGGGCGCGATCGATGCGGACGGACAGGTCCGCGATCGATTCCGCCATCGTCATCATCCCCTGTTCCAGGGCATTGAATCGCCCGTCGTCGCGCTTGCCGGCGCCGGACAGGATCGATTTCATCTTCTGAAGGAAGCCCTGGCCGTCGAAGGTCTCGGCCGGCGCGGCGTCCAGCGGCGCGTCCAGTTCCAGACCGTCGGAAATCACGGTATCCGGCAGGTCCGAACCGGACTTCAGGTCCTTCCGATGCTGCATGCTGAAGCGCAGCAATTCGGTCCCCAGCGATGCCGGCGTGTCGGTCACCGCCAGCCCGACCAGATAGGCCTCGCCGCTTTCCGCGAAGTTCGGGTCGACCTCGATCGACGTGAAGACCTTCTGCCGGCGCGTGTTCATTTCGATCAGCGCCGGTGTCGGCGCCAGTTCCGCCAGCAGGACCCGGGACCCGTCCGGACCGTCCTCCGCCTTCAGCGAGACCACGTCGCCATAGGCCGGGAAGGCGCCGTCCGGCAGGACCCCGCGCATATGTTCCAGCCAAATCCGGGCGCCGTACTTCGCGGGATCGTAGTTCTTCGCCATCTGATCTACCCATTCGGGTTTGATCTCCCGTCCGTCGATGGTTTTGCCGGATTGGGCGACTTTCACGAACTTGGTCTTGATGGTCACGGGATCGGCCTTCCGCTGTAGGGTGTCGGGGCATAGGGTCGGGCCATCGTAAGACCGGCGGACGCGCGAAGGGCAAAGGTCTAAGGGTTGGATATGCCCCATTCCAACCCGATCGGGGCGGTCAGAATCCGGCGCCCGTGACTAGGGTCGCCGCATGGCCGACCTGATCGATTTTCCCGAAGACCGGATCGTACGCAGCCCGCAGCAGCGGGCGCGCCTGCTTTTCTGGCTTGGATGGCGGGTCGCGGACATCGCCCGCGAACTGGACATCCCCTATCAAACGGTCGACGGGTGGAAGCGGCGGGAGAAATGGGAAGAAGCCCCGGCCCATGTGAAGGTCGAATCGCATGCCGAGGCGCGCCTGTGTCAGTTGATCGCCAAGACGGCGAAGACGGCGGCCGATTTCAACGAAATCGACAAACTGTCGAAGGTGATGGAACGGACCGCCCGCATCCGCCGCTATGAAGACGGCGGAACCGAGGCGGACCTCAATCCGAAGATCAAGGCCCGGGCCGAAGCAAAACAGGCCAAGAAGAACTTCCTGACCGATGAACAGGTCGGGAAACTGGTCGACGCATTCGAGACCGTCCGCTTCTGCTATCAGGCGGCTTGGTCGGCGGTCCGCGAAGATGCGCGGATCCGCAACATCCTGAAGTCCCGCCAGATCGGCGCGACCTGGTATTTCGCGCGGGAAGCGATCGTGTCCGCCGCAGTCGACGGGGACAATCAAATCTTCCTGTCGGCTTCGAAGAAACAGGCGCTCGTGTTCCGGCGCTATATCGTCCAGTTCGTTCGCGAGGTGACGGGCGTCGAACTGAAGGGCGATCCGATCGAACTATGGAACGGCGCCGAACTGCACTTCCTCGGGACCAACAACCGGACGGCGCAGAGCTACCACGGCCATGTCTATGTCGACGAATATTTCTGGATTCCGAAGTTCAAGGAGTTCCGGAAAGTCGTGTCGGCCATGGCGACGCATAAGCAATGGCGCCAAACCTACATGTCGACCCCGTCGACGGTCAGCCATCCGGCTTATGGCTTCTGGAACGGCGATTCGTACAACGAGGGACGGGCCGAAGCGGAAAAGGTCGAAATCGACGTTTCCCACGCCGCCCTGAAGGACGGGAAGGTCTGCCCGGATGGGCAATGGCGCCAGGTCGTGACCGTGTTCGACGCCCTGGCCGGCGGATGCGACCTGTTCGACTTGGACGCGCTGCACCGCGAATACAACGAACAGGACTTCGCGAACCTCTATAATTGCGAATTCATCGACGATCACATTTCCTTCTTCAAGCTGAAGAAGCTGCAGGCGTGCATGGTCGATACCTGGACCGCATGGGCGGATGTCGATCCGTTCAACCTGCGGCCCTACGACGGCGAAGTCTGGATCGGCTACGATCCGTCGCGGTTCCGCGACGCTGCGGCCATCGTCGTCGTGGCACCGCCGAAGGTCGAAGGCGGCTTCTACCGGATCATCGAACGGCTGTCCTTCCGCGACACGGATTTCGAAACACAGGCCGCGGCCATCAAGGAATTGTGCGACCGGTACCGGGTCAGCCATATCGGGATCGATACGTCCACCATCGGCCGCGGCGTGTTCGAACTGGTCAAGAAATTCTTCCCGGCCGCGATGGCGATCACCTATTCGGTCGAAGTGAAGAACAGCCTGGTCTTGCGCGCCGCTCAGATCATCGATCGCCGGCGCCTGCAATTCGATGCCGGCTGGACCGATCTCGCCTCCGCCTTCCTGACCATCCGCAAGACGGCGACCGCATCCGGGCGCCAGACGACGTTCCAGGCCGATCGGTCGGAATCGACCGGGCATGCGGATGAGGCATGGGCGGTCATGCACGCGCTGGCCGCCGAAAAACTCGGGCCGCTCGACGGGCCGATGCCGCAACAATCCAAATCATTCGTGGAGATGTATTGATGTCCGAAACGACGGAACAGGCTCAGACACCGGGGGGTATCGAAATTTTCGGTTTCGGCGACCCGCTTCCCGTGATCGACGGCCGGGACTTCCTCGGCTACTTCCGCAGCGCCTGGCAGGGCACCTATTACGAACCGCCGATCAGTCTCGACGGTTTGGCGAAGTCGCTCCGGGCGAGCGTGCATCATGAAAGCGCGATCCGGATGAAGGCGAACGTCCTTGCGAGCTGCTATGTCGGTCACCGGCTCCTGAAGCGGGGCGCGTTCCGGCGGATGGTTATGGACCATCTGGTCTTCGGGAACTCCTACCTTCAGCGGATCGAGAACGCCTTCGGCGGGTTGATCGGCCTGGAACCGCCCAAGGCCCGGTATGTCCGCGTCGCCAAGGAAGGCCGGATCTATCAGATCGCGGAAAGCGGCCTGTTCGAATTCAAGAAGGGGACCGTTTTCCACCTCATGGATCCGGACGTGGATCAAGAGATTTACGGCACGCCGGGTTACGTCTCCGCCCTGCAGTCCGCCTTCCTCAACGAGGCGGCGACCCTGTTCCGCCGGAAATACTACATCAACGGATCGCATGCCGGCTTCATTTTGTACCTGTCGGACGCCGCGCACTCGACAGAGGATATCGAAGCGATCCGCGCCGCCCTGAAGGACGCCAAGGGCATCGGGAACTTCAAGAACCTGTTCGTCTATTCGCCCGGCGGCAAGGAGAACGGGCTGAAGATCATCCCGATCGCTGAGGTCGCGGCCAAGGACGAATTCCTCAACATCAAGAACGTCACCCGCGACGACGTTCTGGCCGCGCACCGCGTCCCGCCGGCGCTCATGGGGATCGTTCCGAGCAATAACGCCGGCTTCGGCAATGCCGAGACCGCGGCCAAGGTCTTCGCCCGCAACGAAATCGCGCCGTTGCAAGAGATGTTCAAGGAAATCAACGACTGGATCGGCGACGAAATCGTCCGGTTCAACCCCTACACGATCGAACCGGAAAGCGCGGCGGCGCCCGGCGCCACCATGACCTGA